CGAAACATATATTGCTGATAATCCGAAATATCGTGGCTACGATCCTGAAGACGTCTATAAAAAGATGTTTGAAGACGAACTTTTCGAGGCACGAACCAAGACTCCAACAACACCAACGAGACAATCGCCAACTCTTCGACCTACACGAACCCGTGTACAAGAAGAAACGATGACTCCGGAATATATTGAACAGCGGTTAAAACAACCTGATGGCAGAGAATGGTACGACAAAAATCTTTCTAAGATTAACGCCGTGATTGCCAGAATACCTTCGACTGAATAGTAGAGGCACCTCTTATTACATTGCTGATCTTTTGATCAAATTTCTTTTAAAAGGAGGTGAATAAATAATGGCTAATATTACAACCACGACAGCGGCAGTTTTCTTGCCGACACTCTGGTCAACCGAAACACTTCGTGCTGCAGAAAGCGCGTTAGTTGCTGCGGGAATTGTTAAACGTTATGACGCTTTGGTGCAAGCTAAAGGTCAGGCAATTAAGATTCCTTTGATTTCTAATCTTTCAGCAAACGCAAAATCTGCAAATTCGGATGTGCAAACACAGGTTGTTACTGAAACCTCAGTAACTCTTACCGTTAACAAATGGTATGAATCTTCGTTTGAAATCGAAGATATCGTTGCGGTTCAATCAAATTACGACCTTCGTTCTGAATACTCAGAAAAGGCCGGTTATGCGATTGCTCAACAGGTTGATACTGATGTATTAACTCTTTACACCAACCTTACTACAACTGATGTTGGTAGTTACGGTATTGATGCAGGAGATGCAACATACGTTGCTGCTGAACTGGCACTTGATCTTAACGACGTTCCTCTTGAAAACCGGTACTTCATCATACATCCAACACAAAAAGCAGCAATCATGAAAATTGATAAATTCGTGAAGGCTGATTACTTGGGTAATTATGACCAAGCAACACCTGTTCGAAAAGGACCATCGAGTCGATACCTCTGGGGGGAAGTTTACGGTGTTCCTGTTTACTACACGAACAACGTCCCAACCACAGCGGCTACACCAAATCAATATCACAACTTGCTTATCCATCGAGAGTCATTTGCTCTCGCTATGCAACAAGCACCACGCTTACAGGCAGCTTACTGGCTTCCTTCATTAGCATGGAAAATCGTTGTTGATGCGATTTACGGTGTTATCACATTGCGTGCTGGTTTCGGTGTAAACATTCGTTCTTAGTTTTTGTTCTTGCACTTAAGTGGGGAACTTGGCGAATCAATAAACCAGGACGAGACCATAAAGAACATGAAAATTGGAATAGTCCTTCCTACAAGGGGGCTTGTCTATACAAAAGTTGAACAAGCAATTGAAAAATTGCGGACGCCTGAAGTAAGGGTATATCGATCACTCGATTTACCAATACCTGATGGGCATAACCAGCTTGCTAAGCAGGCCCTCGAGGAAGGATGTGACTATATTCTTTTCATCGAAGAAGACACAGTACCACCTACTGATGCTCTCGAAAAGCTTTTATCTGCGAATAGTGATATTGCCGCGATTGACTACGGAGTTTCGGGGTGGGGGTGTATCACAAAAAATTCAAAAGGAGAAGTTCTTTGGTGTGGATTGGGATGCACCCTTGTGAAAAAAGAGGTCTTTGAAAAGATGACCTATCCATATTTTCGAGTTGATAAAGTGCTTCGTCTGAATGACTGGACTTGGCAAGATTTGCCAGAAAACTATATCAAAACGAAACAATATGGGTCACTTGATATTTGGTTTTGTGATATCGCCCGAAAACTAGGCTTCACGATAACGCAGGTTGAGGGCGAATGTGAACACTTACAGATTGTTTCATTGGGACAGAGAGAAACAAATCACGGACTTCACATCATACAGGCAAAACCAAAAATCGAAAAACACCAAATCGTAGAGGAGGTGATTAATACATGAGAGTAACATACATACCATCGAGTAATACAGCAACAAACGGTGTCGCTTTAGGTAGCGATGCTAATACTGACGTTCGCGTCTTCAAAATTCTTGTTGGCGCACCCGTTAATGCTGGGAACATTTTTGTTTACAGCATTACTAATCCGGTAAACGGCGCTTCAACCAAC